AGCGATAATAAATGCGTGTATATAATGAAAAACGTCCTTCATCTTGCTGGCGAAGTTTATCTAACGCATCATTATTTTTTGCTTTCCATATTTCAGGGAAGTAACATTTTTGAATATCATTATCCAAAATAATATACGCTTTTAATATGCGTTTTAACTCAGTATCAGACAACGGGGATTTATCAACATCACTCGCACTTATCCACTCTCGCCCATCCTGATCAACATTTTTCGCCATCACGCCCACACTTAACCCAAGTGCTGCTAAAAATAAAGTGAGCTTTTTCATTTTCGTTCTCGTAATTTATGCAGTAAACATTGTTGAAAGGCAACCGCAAAGGGCTCAAATTTATTGTTGGCATCATCGCCTAAATTAAACGGGAAGTTTGCAGCTGTCGGTGGGAGAAATCGCATCACCATTCTATCTGGCTGAAGATAGCCCAATTCAAAAAGCTGGTTGATTTCTTCTTTCGGGTAAACATCTTCTCCTTCATCAAGCACGACAATTAGCTTAAAGCGTAAGCTAGGCAGTTCGGCATTTTCCGATAAAATCGCCATATCGCTTAAACGCAAATAAGGTTCGGTTGGCATTTCATCATTGATGGATTTACGGTAACATCCATCAAGCGATAAGGCTTGGCGTAAGTAACGTTCCAACATCTTCGCTTCAGCTTGCAACTTTTGTGAAAGTGTTTGTTGCGATTGTTTAAAGCGTTGGTATTGGGTACGTAGCTGTTGATGGAAGTTCATTGATTTCCCCTCTGTTGCGGTATTTTATAAACTTTTTAAAATGATTTCCACATATTCATCAAAAGCGTTGTCGCCTTGCGTTAAGTCTACAAAACGGTGGATAAAAGGCTTGGTAATAAATAAGGGATTATCCAGTAACAACGCCATTACGCAGCCCTGTAACTTGCCTGTTTCATCGCGTGCGGTGAACACTTTGATTTTGGTGTAAGGCATTTGCCCTGCCCAAATCTGAAAGAAGTGTTGCCATTCGGTGCGTAGCTGTGCGGTTTGTTCAAAGTGTTCGCCAATGTAGCTAAACAGTTCCGCAAGTAAGGTTTGTGATTGAGATAAGTTTTCAAGATGTTCGGTTTGGTATTGCATTATTCAGTTCCTAATTCCGCAACAGAGGTTGCGATATGATATTCCCACACTTCGCCTTTGCCTGTGATTTCTACATCAAAGAACAAGGTTGAGTAACCTGCTTTTAGGCGGTGCGGTCGGCTGTCGATTACGGTTTTGTCGCCTAAGATGATAGGCTCTTGCACCATTTCGCCCCGATGACGTTTGTAGGCGGTGTGTCGAATATGATTAGGTTCGTAATCTTGCACGACTTTATAAGCGGTAAAAGCGTGATAAGAAGGCGTAGCGTTGAGTCTGCCTACCCATCTAAACGTTTTCCAAGCCTGCCCTGCGTTCCATTGGTAGAGACCATCTCGAGTTGCAAAATAGAGCTGGTCTTGGTCGGATCGATACACTGCTGTTGGACGAATAGAGAGAGTTGTGAGCGTTTCAATTTGGGTTTCCTCGTGAATGGAATCAGGGATTTTAAAGCGGATAGCGTGATTTTCGGTAAAGCCAAAATAGTAGCCATTATGCACCACGCCTAACATTTGCCAAGGGGCGAGAGCTTGCCATTGGTCTTGGGTGTAAAGCGATGCAGTCACAATTTTCGCTTGATTGCCTGCCAACATCACTAAGCCATCAAGACTGGCATAAAAGCACGCACCATTATATAAGCACGCCGATTGATACGAAATAATCGGTAACGGCTCTTCTAACACAGAAATCGAACGGCAACCTTGCGATTGGCAAGGGCTTTCCATTTCGATTACCGCTGGGTATTCGTCGGTTAAGATATACCCTGCTCTTTCGCTACACAAAAAGCGAATCGGCTTGCCGTTAAATCGCCCGTAGCGGTAGGCTTCAGGGAAAGCGTGCGGTTTTAATGGTTCAGAAAGCCAAAGCTCTGTGCCTACCAAGCCACCTAATTGTCCGTTGCCGCAGTATTGTAGATCGGTCATACATTCGTGCGGTGGTTCGTATTCTTCCGTTAAGCACTCTTCGCCATAGACGGTATGCGGTTGGTGTACATAACTGCCCGTGCCAAAATCCAATTCATCAACCAACAAAAAATGAGCTTCCGCATTTTGGTCTTTGACTTGTTCGCCATAATCCAGTTGCGTGACCGCACAATACAACCGCACTTTCTCGATGGAATAGGTCGGGAAAGCAGTAGGTAATCCACTGATAACGACAGATTGGTCGTTATGAGCGTAAATTGGATTGCTCGGTAAACTGGAGGCTGACTCAAAACCGAAATTATCGACCAACGTGTAAATATACTGGCGTAATTCTTGGTTGAAATCTTGGCTTAACGTGCCTAAGAATTGGGCGTGAGGTGCAACCAATTCCACAGGAAAGCCTAACCGTTGCCAACTTTCATTACAGGCTTGTTGGCATTTTTGAATAACTGGGTAATCTTTCACGCCACTTGCCACGATAAAACCGCAATCGGTATCAATGCGAGAAAACGAGGCTTTGCAGTTATCACTTGTCAAATAGCAGCAGTGATCGACAAAAATAGATTTACCTGTTTTATCGCTGACCTTTTTATCGGTTCGCCAAGGGCGTAACGTACCACGCGATAAATCCACGTCTTCTGCCACTTGTGCCATCGCTTGATGTAAATTATTCGGGCGTTGCCGTGGGGCAATACCACCGAATTGAGTGAGTTTGAGTGAGGGCATAGGGTTCCTTGCAAATTTTGGGTATAAAAAAACCGCTTACGTTGCTGCAAGCGGTTGGATTTTAATGATGTTATCTATATGATGGAGAATAATCATCTCCTGTCGGGGCATTATCGTTGAAAAAATTAATACGATCTATAGATATTTCTTCGCATTGTTTGTAAGTTTTCGTCCTATCTTTATCCAGACAATCCTTAATATCGTACTGTAATCTTTGTTGTGTTTCATATTCATCTTTTAAGTTATGAATAAAAATAACAGTAAACCAAACTAGAAGGACAAGAATAATTCCGAAATATACTTTTAGGGATAACTTATAATCAGCAACATCTTTCCTTATTTCCAAAACAAGGCAAACAATAAGGAAAAGAGATATATAAACCCACCATCGATAAACGTCCCACGCTAATTCTGAAAAAAGCATACCTACCTCAAACTTGGTCTTTCCCGATGAATTTTCTCTTGAATTGCTTCCATCACAAACGCATTTAACGAACGGTCGCCTGCGGTAATGGTTGCTTGGCGATGTAATTCTTCGCCAATTCGCACATTGAACACACCTTTAAACGGTTTATTCGGCTCTTTGCCTAATTCCGCACAATCCTGCAAATATAAATCGACGGATTGGCGAAATTCTTTTTCAAGCTCAGGCAATGTTTCTGCTTCATAAGTGACTAAATCACGAATATAAGCTAATTTACCGAATAACACGTTATTTTCTAAATCAGGCTCAATGGTGCCAACGTAGCCTTTATAGTTTAGTAACGTCATAAAATACCCACCTGTTTTAATGCTTCTTTTACCGATTTTAATGCCCCACCTTTGATGTAATTTTCAGGGTGTGGCTTATGTAATAAAATCGTATGGTCAAGCCCACTATGATAAAACCGCACACGAGAACCTGCCATTTCCCGCTTTTCATAGCCTTGTTGAGCGAGTAAAGTCACTAGCTCCGTCCAGCTAAACGTGGATTTAGACTGTGCCAGTTTGTCTAATAGTTTTTCTGCTCTGCCCATAATACATCATCATTAAATTGATTTAGTACTAAGTATAGTTACTTTGTTTCGGAAATCAAGCGGTTATTTTTACTGAATGATTTACGGATAAACACTTCTCAACAATTCAAAATGCGGGCCGTCGTAGAACTTCTCATCATCAGAGCGACCATTTATATTCCAATCACCACCCCAGCGAATGGCAATGCCGAGTTCTTTTGCGGCTTTGAGCATTGCTTGGGCAACTTGCTCAAAGGCGTGTTTGTTATTCCAGTCTAGCGGATAGGGAACAAGATCGACTGCGTGCCCTGTGAGGTGTCGGCTGTTCATTGTTTTGGTTGCTTTCTTGGCAAACAATTCCTTTTGGCGTGCTTTAGTTCGCACACCTTCAATCACAGTAAAATCCACTGCACTTAATTGCAATGCACGATGTACTACTTTGATTAAATCAGGGTGAACACCGTTGAGATTGTCTTCACTTCGTTGGCTAAATTTAAACATTCTGTTTCCTTAGCGTTTTTTTAACGCGTAACGTAATGCCATTTCACGCACTTTATCAATGCCAAATAACGCCACAATCGCACCCAGTGCAACGGAAAGTTTAATCGGCATTTGTAGGTAATCGAACACGCTTTCACTTGCCACGGCAATTAAGCCGCAGAGCGTCGATTCCACTAATACACGCAGTTTTTTGCGTTCTTTCCCTACATAACAAATACGAAAAAGGGCAATAAAAAACGCCATCACAAAACTGTTAATGGCGTTGGTATGTTGATGATAAAAGGCAAGTAATATTGCCCAGAGATTAGGATCTTTGGTTGGCATTGGTTTCTCCTTTGCAACCGCAGTCTTCACAACGTGTCGTAAGCTCCACAATTTGCCGTTCAATCACACGCTCAACAGGGCGTGGTTTGGCAAGTTGTTCACTTAATCCGACCGCTTGTTTTTTGCAGCATTGGCATTTTTTACATTTTTCAATCACTTTGCATTTTGACATTAGATTCGCCCCCAGTGGTTAAGCGTATGTTCGCCTGTTTCAAAATCATGCATTACATCAATTTTCGCCTGTGCAATGCCTTGTTTGAAATTGCGGTCGTACATCATTGCCATTTGTGGATCGGCAAAGGCGTACTGTCGCATTAAAAGCAGTTTTGCCAATGCACCGTTGACCACCACATCGTGATAGCGGTCAAACAAGAGTTTATCCACTTCGCACGCATTTTGGGTTGGAATGGCAAAGTAGCGAACGTAAAGCTGATTTTCCGCATCAGCACGTGGGGCTTTTTGCAGAATGATTTTGTCGTTTGGCTCAAAGGTAAATTCACGGCAAGCGAAATATCGCATCGGTTTATAATGAACACGTGAGTAAGGTTTGCGTTTGCCTAAGTGAATCTCATCGACATAATGCACCTGCTCTGCATCGCCATTGTCTAAATAATAATCCCGCACGCCTGCTTGAACATCTAAGCGAAGTTCACGCTTGAGTAATAAGCTATCGCGTGCAAGAGTTTGAGCAGCTTGGCGTAAATATTCCAACGCCACGTCATCAGGTACACCTTTAGCGATCAGGGTGACACGCGGCAAAAATTCAGCAAGGGAAATAAATTCCACATCACGCCCATCATTTTCACACGCAAAATTGACCGCACTTTGGCTACCGCATTTGGGTTTTAAGCAACCGCAAGGCATAAATTTCTCCCATAAAAAAACCGCTTGTAACTTTCGCTACAAGCGGTTGA